ACCGCCGTCCTGAAAACAATCAAATTCACCAATTTTATCCCCCAACTCCGGCAGAATCAACCTTATCTCCGTAAAACAGGTAGTCGGATTTCACTCCTTCATTAGGATTCTTCATTGCCACAGCAGTAACTCCTAATCCGATATTCTTTTCCACTTGGTTCCCTTTGCCGATTACACCAGCATTTGAAAATACGATGTAGTTGCCTGTTTTTGTCTTTCCCACAACGCCCATATTCAAAATTTTTACTTCTTCAGGTGATGCCCAGCCTTCATCCGTACCAACTTTTTCGCCACCACGAAGGGCTATCAAATCATCCAAGTCATATTCACCCATTGTGAACGAAATAGTCTTTGCACCCTTTGCCGTCATGTCTCGATAGTAAATATCGCCTGTCAGCTCGTCAATATAATCTGTATAAGAGGGGTCATCCTCTGAATAGCCCCATGTGTCTTGGTGAGAATTTTTCACCTCTGTAGCATCTGCCAGCCACGTCTTAAGCGTAGCGGCAGTTACAGCTGCGGTAAACGCATCTCCGTACCATATCTGCTTGATTCCTATAAAAAGTTTTGATGCCATATCATTTTACATTTAAAACTTGAAACAATAATCTTACATTCACATAGTGGCACCTGAGTTCGGTGTCCGCTTCAATCCCGATGGAATCAATCAAGTAATAATAGTTCGAGCCATCATATTCGCCTACCACGTCATCCAAGACTTCCTGCGCCTTTCTTTCAAGCTCCTGCAAACGGATTAGGTTCGCATCGCCGTCCATGTCCGGCACACAAAGGTTTACTTCTACAAATCCTTTCTTCCAAATCGCTTCAGGAGATTGGGATTTGGTGCGGATAATCACTCTTTCAGAAGACAATTTCTTGTGTTCGTCAGGAATGTTTCCTGCTTGGAAAACCTCTATGTCGAAAATCTCGCAATCCTTGTAGAGGATGTTCGCTATATCGGTCGTTACTATCATTCTATTTCATCTCTCAATCGTTTCTCCGCGAACAAAGCCGCGCCACTTAATACTTCATAACCCTTGCTTTCCACATTCGAGGCATAGTTATAACCTTCAGGACTTTTAGCGTCATTCTTCAGTTCCAAACCTTCGTCTGATACAGAGTATCTGTTTGACTTTCGGAGTGTCCCAGTGCGGTTTTGATAACTGCCATGCTGCACGGCATACTCGACAGCCTCCTTGCCGACCTTTTCCTCCACTTCCTTGACTTCGCTTTCGCCCTGCTCAAAGAAGCCGTCCACATCTGAAAAATCAAAATCTACTCCAGCCATATATCGCAACGTCCTTTCAGTTCCTCCGAATAACACTCGGCATTCTTGATTACCTTGCCCTCTCCGACAACTTCTTCCGTCACCTTGTCAATGCACCTAATCATCGTGTCCAATGCTATCTTCTTGCCCTCATATACCACATGGTAAGCATATACCCACAGCTTGCCGTTTACAGACACTTCCTTTTGTTGGGAGTTGTCATGGCAGAAACACTCTGTGAGGTTGTCCCACCGTTCGCCGCCAGTTCCTGGTATCGGTCGCCCGTACTCGTCATTCTCCGGCGGCGTAACGATTCTTACTTGCAATATGTGAGGTGCTTCGTCTAACATTACAGAAACCTTACTTTAGGTTTGTCGGCGTTCAGCTCATCGTCCAGCCCGTATTTCTTGCACAAGAAAGCGTAATACTCCTTGATGCCCGAAATGTCCCACGACTGGGATTTGGAATGGCCGTTCTCGGAAACGGATTTGGAAGTGGCACGGAGCAACAGGGACGGAATGAAGCCGACCATTGAAACCGATACAAGACCGATATTCTCATTCGTCAGTTCATCTTCCCCGTTAATCCCCGATGACAAGGACATTTCCAAGAGGTCGGCTTCCGACAGGTTAATGCCGAAAGTCTGAAACTTGCCCTGTATGTAGTTAGCTACCGTCATGCGTTCATCGTCGAAAGGTCGAAGTTCACAATCAGGTTCGGGTTCGTTATCTGCGGAATCCACTCGGCGGTGTACTCCAGATAGCGTCCGTTGTCGTCCTTGTAGCCGCAAATCAGCATACCTCCGTCGGCACCGGAGTAGTTGCGCCCAGGCGTCGGGTCGGTAGCTTCATACGGAGTGTGCCAACGCATGTAGCCAATACGGTCTTGCGGCAAGAGGGTAATACGGTCATCGGCGTAGATTTGTACGTTCTTTCCTGTCTGGTCTTTCACGTAGTCCTCTTTGATTTCGATGGCCGGAAGCCCGATGCCAGTGAACACCTGCGATGCAAGCTGCGATGTAATCAATCCGGTGGAGAGGTACATCTCATTGCCGGAAAGCTGCATTTTGAACTTATCGCCGAACTCTGCCGAGCCGATGATGTTCTTGACAAACGTGCTACGGGACATAACCATCTTCGGGAACATTCCATAATCGGGGCGAAGTGCATTGATTTGCTGTTGCAGGTAGGTGATGAAATTTGTCTTATCACCTGTATCTGGGGTGATAGTCTTTAACGGAAGGTCGATATTCAACAAATCCACACCGGAGGCATTGTCATCCTTGTTCTTCACGGTGGCTTTACCAGTCATCAGCAACGAACCAAACACAATGTCCATGCGCTTATGGGGAGCAAGAAGAACTTGGCGATAATCATCATAAATGAAGTTAACGATTTCGCGCATGATTACCACTTGGTCGGCAGTCTTGGCCGCGTTGTACTTGTCTACCAAGTCCTGCAAATCACTCAAACGGTCTATGGAGATTTGGTAGCGGTCGCCCAAGTAGGCGATTTCGCCATATCCCGAACCGATTTCCCTCCTCTCACGGATAGGCTTAGCACCATAGCGTGAGTTGATAGAACCGGCCATCACGCCTGTTACCGTGCCGATGTAGTCCTTGAATACACGGGTAGTTGTACGGCGGAACGTGAGATACTGCTGCCAATAGATAGCATCCTTACGTGTTTGAAGGACGCGCTGAATGACCGCGTTCACGATGTTCGGGTCATTGAAAAGTGTATGAATGGTTAGCATCATAGTCTGTGTCCTCCTAACTTTAAGAATTAGCAATTACACCTGCTGTTCTCAATGAGGCCAACAGGGCATTAATCTTTTCTTTTTCGTCACCACCTGCGGCATCAGCCACAGCCACCCCCTGCTTTACACCACCTATGGCGGAAGAAGAAGCATTTGGGAGCGTGTACTTGTTGGCGTTGGCTGCGATACCGTCCAGCTTCTTTTTGTCCGTAGCACTCATCAGCCCGCTCGCCGATTGCGTGGCATCCGTGTAAACCGTGCCGCCTTGCGCTTTCACATCGGGAGCGTTGAACTGGAAGTGTGGCATGTTTGCCTTGTCTACGTCAGAGAAAGGCATCACCAGCTTGGAGGGTTCAATCTCGTATGCCCGCATCAAGAGTGCCACCAGTACGATACCGTCCTCTACCTTCGCCCGCTCATAAAGTGCGGAGTTAGCGACAACTTTCGGGGTTGTCCCGTTAACGTCCGTAGCCTCATACAATACAGAGCCAGCTTCAACAGCCGCACCCAAGTCCTTGCTCAACGTCAATTCATCATAATTGGCATTTTGTTTATTGATACCATTCACCGTTGCGCCTTTGGCTCCGTCACCGATGTGCATCCCAACATAAGCCAACGATTTCTTCTTCACCTTCAGGGTTGTTCCTGACGTGAATTTTTCTGCTACCTCCACACGTATGGCTACCTTGGCCGTTTTTTTTACCAAGTCAGCCGCAATGGGCGTGAATGAAGGCAAATACTCACCGACGGGGAGGTTTTCTGTGTCGAGCTTGTACGGTCCACGTCTGCGGCGTCCGGTCTCGACATCATAGCGTTCCTCCTTGACCTCTTCGGGAGTAAGGTTGTAAGTAAATCCTGCTGCCATAAATTACTTCTTTTGTTGTTCTACAATCTGTTTCGTGTCGTTCTCAATCATCTTTGCGAACTCACTTGTCTCTTTCTCCAGTTTCTGCTCGGCAGTCTCTGGGGATTTGTTGAACTGGAATCCCGCATTGGTCATTTCCTGCTTCACGTCCTTCATATAGGTATCCAAGTCCGTGTTTTCGGGGATTGTGCGGTCTTTCAGCATGAAATCGGGAATACCGTACTTCTTGGCCACCGATGAGATTTGCGCCATGCGTTGTGCTTGTGCCTCTTTGGCTTCAAAAGCCGCCAGCTTGTCGGAGAAAGGCTTGATGCCAGCGGCGATGCCGTCGGCAATCATCTTCGCGATGTCCGGCTTT